TATGGTTCTACGGGATCAGTAGAATTAGTTGAAACTGCTTCTGCTACACTATACATCACAGGACTTCAACTAGAGGTCGGCGACACTGCAACTCCATTCGAGCATAGGTCATACGGAGATGAACTGGCGAAGTGCCAAAGGTATTATGAAGAACCTAATGGTAGTTCTAGAGTTGGTGACCCAAGTTCAGGTACATACTCAGTTCAATACAACTATACTGTTACAAAGAGGGCGACCCCTACAATATCAACAACTACTGAAGGGACTAGAGCAGGTGTATCTTCTCATGGGATACAGTCTAATAACTTAAATAATTGTGCTGAACAAGTAGTCGTTACCTCTAGTACTAACTTTGTTTATAGTGCAAAAGTTAAAGCAGATGCGGAGTTATAATCATGGAAAATAATATGACAATTACAACAGCACAATACATTGTTGATATGGATGATAACAACACTTCCATCCAAGCAACAATAGACGGACAAGAGATGTTCGTCCCACTAGACCCAGCTAATCGTCACTACGCAGAAATACTCAAGCAAGTAGAAGCTGGTACTTTAACTATTGCGGATGCTGAGTAAAGAAACTTTGAGGTTGACAACCGTAATCAACTTGGGGTATAATGGCAACAATAGACCAAATAAGACAAGCAGCTGAGACTGACTTAGCAACATTCATCAAACTGATAGCACCTGAACAAGTACTAGGGCAATGTCACGAAGATGTTTGTGATTGGTGGACAAGACCAGATCATAAGTCACATCAGTTATTACTGTTCCCTCGTGATCACGGTAAGTCAAGACTTATAGCTTATCGTGTAGCATGGGAATTAACAAAAGAACCAACTCTTAGAATCCTGTATATATCAGCAACAGCTAACCTAGCTGAGAAACAATTAGGATTCATAAAGGGTATCTTAACTTCTGAGATATACACAAGGTACTGGCCTGATCATGTCAATGCTGACGAAGGCAAACGTACCCGATGGACAAACTCAGAGATTATGCTAGACCATCCTGATCGTAAGAAAGAAAATGTTCGTGACCCATCTGTTTTTACTGGCGGCCTTACTACTTCTCTTACAGGGATGCACTGCGACATTGCTGTACTCGATGATATAGTCGTATACGAGAATGCGTACACAGGTGAAGGCAGAAATAAAGTTAAGAGCCAATACTCTCTTTTGTCATCCATTGAGGGTGCTGACGCAAAGGAGTGGGTCGTAGGTACTCGTTACCACCCAGCTGACTTATATAACGATCTTCTACAGATGACAGAAGACTTGTATGATGATGACGGTAATAAGACAGGTGATGACAACATCTATGAAATCTTTGAGAGGCCAGTTGAAGATAGTGGTGATGGTACAGGGCAGATGCTATGGCCTCGTACTCAAAGGAAAGACGGTAAGTGGTTCGGGTTCGACATACGAGTCCTAGCTAAGAAAAGAGGACAGTACTTAGACAAAGGACAGTTTAGAGCACAGTACTACAATGACCCAAGTGATCCTGATAATGTACCTGTAGGTCGTGATAAGTTTCAGTATTATGACCGTAAACACCTAAGACAAGACAATGGGTACTGGTTCTACAGAGACAATAAACTTAATGTATATGCAGCAGTTGACTTCGCATTTAGTTTATCTAAGAAAGCTGACTACACAGCTATCGTTGTCATAGGAATAGATGCTGAGAATAATGTGTATGTGTTAGATATTGACAGGTTTAAGACAGACCGTATATCTGATTACTTCCAACACATATTTGATTTGTCAACCAAGTGGTCATTCCGTAAGATGAGAGCTGAGACAACAGTAGCTCAGGTTGCAATCGTTAAGCAGCTAAAAGAATTAGTCAAACAACACGGTCTATCTATAAGTATAGAAGAGTACAGACCTAACAAGAACCAAGGTAATAAACAAGAACGTATAGCTTCAGCTTTAGAGCCTAGGTACGACAACCTTAGTATGTGGCACTACAGAGGTGGTAATACTCAAATACTAGAGGAAGAGTTATCCTCTCGCAACCCACCACACGATGACGTAATCGACGCATTGGCCTCTGTGGTAGACATGGCTATAAAGCCCTCACGTAGTGTAAGACGTACACGAGATAACGTTGTACAATTTAATTCAAGATTTGGTGGAGTTTCCTTCTAATGGCTGGCACAACAGTTGACATCGAAAATATTATTAATCCTCACAGTGTAGCAGTTGATATTGCAGACCGTTGGACATCATGGAATAATTCTAGAAAACCTAAGCTAGAGGAATGGAAAGAGTTACGTAACTATATCTATGCTACAGATACTCGTACAACATCTAACTCTAAGTTACCTTGGACTAACAGTACGACAACACCTAAGCTGACACAGATAGCTGACAACTTACATGCTAACTACTTCTCAGCTTTGTTTCCACAGAAACGTTGGTTCAGATTCGAAGCTGAAGACCAAGAGTCTAACACTAAAGCTAAACGAGATGTCATCCAAGCTTATATGGATAACAAGGTTCGTCAGTCTAACTTCGAGAATACAACAAGCAAGATACTCAACGATTACATCCAGTATGGTAATTGCTTTGCTACTATTGATTTTGTCAAAGACTATACAACGTATGAGGATGGTGAAAGGGTTGTCAACTACATAGGCCCTAAGCTAGTACGTATATCACCTTTCGATATTTGTTTTAATCCATTAGCACCTGACTTCGATAACTCTCCTAAGATTGTCCGATCTATTATGACAACAGGTGAGATCAAACGTAAGATTGCTGAAACAGTTGACAACAAGTACATGGAAGAAATCTTCGATAAGATGTTGGTCAACCGTTCAGCTGCGAGTGGTAACGATGTTGACGTAGCTAAGTCACAAGCATTTATTGCAGATGGGTTCTCATCCCTACAGGAATACTATGAGTCTGAGTATGTTGAAGTCCTAACATTTTACGGTGACATATACGACCAAGATACTGATACATTCCACAAGAACCGTATCATTACAGTTGTTGACCGTGCATACATTCTCACCAATGAACAGAACCCTAGCTGGTTAGGTAAGTCACCTGTCTTCCATGCTGGTTGGAGAGAACGACCTGACAACCTATATGCAATGGGTCCTCTTGATAACTTGGTAGGTATGCAGTACCGTATTGACCACTTAGAGAACTTAAAGGCTGATGTCTTTGACCAGATCGCATACCCTATCCTTAAGATACGGGGTGACGTTGAGGACTTCGACTTTGAACCAGCAGCTCGTATCTACTTAGGTGATGAGGGTGATGTTGGTTACCTAGTGCCTGACTCAACTGCACTTAATGCTGACTTCCAGATTCAAGGTTTAGAGAACAAGATGGAGATGTTAGCTGGTGCACCTCGTGAAGCTATGGGTATCCGTAGTGCAGGTGAGAAGACAGCCTTTGAGGTACAGTCCTTAATGACAGCTGCAGGTCGTATCTTCCAGCACAAGACAGCTCACTTTGAACGTGTGTTCTTAGAGCCAATCTTAAATACAATGCTAGAAGCTGCCAGACGTAACATGGACTATGCTGATACGATCAGAGTACTTAACGAAGACACTGGCATATTCTTCTTTGAGCAGATAACAAAAGAGGACATAGCAGCTAACGGTAAGATCATCCCTATGGGTGCTCGTCACTTTGCTGAACGTGCTCAACGTGTACAGTCAATCACACAGCTGTACCAACTTAAACTACAAGACCCAACCATTGCTGCACATATGTCAGGTAAAGAGTTTGCTCGTATCTTAGCTGATGAGCTAGGTGAACCAGCACTGTTCTCTGAGAATATAACTGTCATAGAACAAATGGAAACACAGAAGATTGCTACAGAAGCTCAGGTTCAATTCGAAGAAGAACAAGAGATTGCAATCGAGAAGGGCTTATAAATGAAGTCAGCTTGGTTTAACAAATGTAAAACTAAAGAAGAGAAATTGGCAGTTCGTCAGAGCATCATGTCTAACCGTGAGAGCCTAGAACGCCTACAAGAGATTCTTGAGCCTATGCGAAAGGATACCCTACCTACAGCAGACTATGACAGCCCCTCGTGGGCTTATAAGCAAGCTGACAGGATAGGATACAACCGAGCACTAACCACTGTGCTTGATCTTATTAACTTAAACAAGGAATAATATTATGGTATTTACTGAGGGAACTGAAACCACACAGACCACTCAGCCAGAGCAAACACAAGAAGAAACCTCACCACAGGGTTCTTTTTTGTCAAAGCTCGTAGAGGCAAAGGGAGAGAACTGGAAAGACCCTGAGGTTCTAGCTAAAGGTAAAATTGAAGCCGATGGCTATATCCAAACTCTAGAAGGTCAGTTGACACAAATGCGTGAAGACTTGAAGAAGAAAGAGTATCAGGAAGAAGTTCTTGAACAGCTCCAGAAAAAGGCCACTGAATCTACTGCAGTGAATAATGGAGTGCCCAACAATAACAACAGTAACACTGACGGAGAGAACACCACTCGTAACATCAGTGAGGAAGACCTGAAGAGCCTTGTTGAACAGACACTTACTCAACGTGAAGCAGATGCTGTCACTAAGACAAATCTACAACGTGTTGATGAGGAACTTGACAAAAGCTTTGGCACTAATGCTGAAGAGGTTGTTAAGAAGAAAGCTGCAGAGTTAGGAATGTCAATGGATCGTTTAAGTGAAATTGCTTCTGAATCTCCTAACGCCTTCTTCACTCTGATCGGTGAACCTAAGCCAACATTTAACCCTATGGTTAATGGCTCAGTACGCACTGAGGGTGTCAACATGCAAGTCTCGACGGATAGAAATTGGCAATACTACCAGAAGCTACGTCGAGAGAACCCTAACCAGTACTATGAACCTAAAATGCAGCAACAACTATTACAAGATAGAATGCGTTTAGGGGATAATTTCGGTAACTAAACTCTAAGAAAGGACTAGCACAATGGCTGGTATGATTTCCTCAAATGCTGATACACAGCGTTTAATCAGGGCAGAGGTTTATTCTTCTGAACTAAAAGACATCCTTCGGGATGAAATGCAAGCACAAAAATACGTGCGTATGCTAGATGGATTCCCAGATGGTGATTCATTTACAATCCCAACAATCGGTAAAACTGTAACTGCTAACTACACAGAAGATACACAAGTTGCGTATACACCGATGGACACAGCTGAATTTGCTTTCACTGTAGACCAATACCTACAGTCTGCGTCATACTTGACAAAGAAAGCTGCACAAGATTCATTCTATAGTGCACAATTGGAAGCTAGATTTGTTCCTGAGCAAGAACGTGCTATCATGGAACACTTCGAGTCAACAACATTCTCAGCACCAGAAGTAGGTGTGTCAGCTAACTCAGCAGAAACTCTTGATGGTGTTGCACACCGTATCTCAGGTGGTAATGCTGGACGTTTAGAATTAGCTGACTTCGCATTTGC